TCGTTCTCATCCATCCAGAACCACAGGTGCATCAGCCCAACAAACACAAGGCCACAGACAATGAACCCAACGCCGCCCAAAATAATCGTTGCAAGAATCGTCTCCATCATTCCTCCCCGCACTCGTTGAGTGCTTCGTCAGTCATACTACGCACACACTCCAACACAGCGATTGGTTCGGCATCGTATTTGAAATGCTTACGCACTTCTTGTTGTATGTTGTGCAATGCAATGATTGCTTTCTCCCCACTCAAAGCCCAACGCAATTTGTCTTGGTCTTCGGGGTATGTAAATTCAAGAACCGCTTTCATCTTTTTTCCTTTCAGGTGGTTTCCACCCAAACTTAATCCATGTTGATTGCACATCGGTTGATGCGGAAGGCACATACTTAAACGCTGGGTCTAAGATACTCTTCGGTTTGTATGCCACATCTATCGGCGGCACAGCTTTTAGTTTCAGTTGTTTCATTTCATTTGTTCCTCTATGAGTTGTTCAAGATCATGCATGTTGTTCTCGTTGATTACCAACGCGACACCCCCTGCCATCTCTATCGAATTTAGGTTGTGAAGTTGCAAGGCCGTTGTCTTACCTCCTTTCGCCTTGCACTCTATTCCAATGAACCGACCACGAACGCAAACTATTAAATCAGGTACTCCTGAGTTGCCGTATCCAACGCCCATCGGCTTCACGATGTAAGCCTTCATCTGCTTGAGCGTATTGGTTACGACAGATTTAACTTTTGCTTCGGGTGTCATTGCCATGGAAGTAGTCCTCTTTTAGTTGCTCGTGTTCATCCTCTGAGAGGATGATTATGTAAACATCTTTCGCGCATTGCCAACCTATGTCATCTAGTCTTGGGTCATGTCGATTGATGTACAAGTCCATACCCAATTCAGCCCTTAGTCGCCCACCCAACAACCCATTGAGATCGTGTGTAGGCGCATTGGGGAATGAACTAATCATGGATATCTTTTCCTTGATGCAGTTGGGCAGTCGAGGTTTGTCATACCGCAAGATCACATTGCCATTCATGTACACCTCATAGACTTCTTCTTGGTCTATCACAATCAATGGAGTGCGCCAAAGGTCAGCCCTTTGAGGGTGTTGCATTGGAACAATCGTGCTCATGCGCTAGTGTGTGTTGGAAAGAAGATGCAGAACGGTGTGAGCATTCCATCCTTGTCCCCATTGCTGGATGTAGCAATGTCGAGGTCTGCGTAGTACCTGTCTGAATGCCTCAGCTTTGTCACGCTATCAACATCGCCTTGTGACATGACTTCCTTGAGCATGAGAAAGCCCACCTTCAAGTCATCATGCTCGTCAAGGTTCGGCAGATACCGAATGGGCTCAACAAGGGTGAACTTCGACCCATCTGATTCACCAGCTATCTTTGTGAGATAGAACCCACCTTTGTACAACGGCATTAACACGGTCAACTCTTTCCTGAACTGAAGTAACTTGCGAGAATCTAATTCGACTTTAGCGAAAGCCTTTGTCAGTTTCTCGTGCATTTGTTTGAAGCGCCCAGTTTGCTGTAATGTCAAGTCTTTGTCAATACCCAAAGCAAAATTTAATAAAGATAATTCATCTTCCGATTCTCCAATTACACAATGGACTTTCTTCATCTCACCCACACAGTTGCTTGCATCCCGCGCACCACGCATGATGTGTTCTTCTAGTTTGCTACAGGTAACAATGTCCTCATCGCACTTCTTGAGCGCCGTAAACAATGACGATAGTTTCTTAGACTCTCGTACATGCTGGGCAATGGTGCGCGACAAGTTGCGAGGCACTCGGTCTCTACAGATTGCGCTAGGCGAATAGATGCCGTACACATTCTCAGTCTTCTCTCCCTTGTCCTCTCCTTGTGGGCCGTACCAAATCTCACACATGAAAACCCCATCGGGGTTAACCATATGTACTGAGGGGTATGCATTCTTACGATGCCAAGCCAGACCGATCGCGGCTTGCTTACTGATCGCGTGGAACTTGAACCTGCTATGCATCTCCTTTACAAAGAGACTCAGGGGGTGCTGAGTGCTTAACAACTGGGTCAACGCCTCTTGCATTTCAGGTTGTGCGTGTTCATGAATTACTGACATTTGATCTCTCCTTAAAGTTGATTAACGATTGAACCATCCTGCATAGTTATGATGCCGCCCCAGCTGTTGGGCGTAATGTCCCCTACCTCATCACAACTAAACACCTCGCAGTTGAACGCCTGCTTCTTCTCATATAACTCCTCGGTGAACCCTTCTAGTAGTGCATCAAGCCCATAGTTAGGCAACCGACTCACCACCTTTAGCCAATGGTCTCCACTCCAATGAAGGCTCAAAGCACCAACCACGATGCCATATGCACACAAGCCGCCCATCATGTCTTTGTCCACTAGATCAAAGATGTAGTCTTGTACCTGTTTGTTTCCCCAATGAAACATAGGAAATCCTTGTTTGTTCGATGCCAAATTCCTAAGTCTCAAGTCCGCAAGCACCTCCTCTCTTAGCGCCTTGAGGCTACGCTCATCAAGCTGACTGATCATCATCCTTGCAATGTTGGCGGGGGACTTCAACTCCTCGCGCACAGCTTTGGCTTTGGCTCTGTTAATAGTCCGCTTGGTCACAGTGAACTTATGTCCGTCAGGAATCTTGAAGGTCTCCAAATCAAAACGCAGTCCACCGAACACAGGTCGAATAATGGATTTTTCTGTGTACCCACCATGCTTATTAAGAATCAACCCACCCTTATGAATATCATGTCTCAGCAGACACCCTCTCAGTCCTGCCTCTAGCATGAGATAGTCTGAGTAGTACATGCCTCGATGCGTGATCTCCATCGTGTTGTCTGGGTGTATAACAGCCAAAGGCTTTGGGCCTTCCTCGCCTGTCTGAATGTTCTTCTCTTTGTGTTGCTTGTGGGACAGGTTAATGAACCACAACTCAAACGCCCCATCCTCTCGGGGTACAAAGTGTCGGGCGCTGTACTTGCGCCTACCCAATGGATAAGCGTTTGTTCCCCGAATGGGTTTGGCATTCTTAACGATCTTTGTCAAGGTTTGATGCGAAAAATGGTATATATCGTCGTACATTGCTTACTCCTCATAGATGACTTGTTTGTGCCCAGCGGGGATGCTCAGTGACTTGTTGTGTGTGATCAACCACAGAGTAGGAGTGTTTATGTCCCACTTGATATTGCTCTCCACATAACCATCGGTGAACACCACAATCGCTTGTGCTTGAATGTTCTTGCTCTTTATGTACTCAGGTACGGCTGAGACCATAGTTCCGCCCCCTCCCTGCGGCTTTAACAACGATGCCAGTCCTTGATAGTTGTCCTCAAACTTCTGCTCTCCTGCAACCATCGTGTCCCACCACAACACACGCACCGCACTCGGATTGAGGTCATCACATATTGCACACATCTCAGTAGCAACAGCAGTCAGAGCTTCTTGATCGATCGAACCTGATGTGTCACACGCAAAGATTAGCTCCCCTACCTTCTCGGAGTAAGTGCTAGGCAGATACATATCGTTGGACAACATACGCCGATTGAATCTGCGCCATGTGAACTCATCCTTACCCGCGCCGTACTCAGACAGGAAGTCACGCAACGCCTCACGCCAGTTGACCTTGGGAGTCAGCAGGTCTTGGATAGCCCTAGGTGTGTTACCACCCATGCGCCCTGCGAGGATGCCGCCTTCACGCAACGCACGATCGATGCGATCGACTGTCTCTTTGCCAATGTCCTCATTGCTGAAGTCATGCTCATCGAACCCCTCGGGGAGGTTGTCAATGTCAAAGGGCTCGGGCCCATTGCCGCCGTCTTCTTGCGGCTCAGACCCCTCTGAGGGGTTACCTCCCTTGCCTTTACCCTTCTCGTTACCCTTCTCTTTGCCGGTCTTCCCTCCCTTTTGATTCCTCAAGTAGTCGTATATCTGATTGAATGACCAATCGCGAAACATCGGATGCCATATTGCACTCTCGGGTAACTTCACCAAGTCAGGCGCTACCTCAGAGATGAGATAGATGATGTCGTTAACCACTAAGTCAGCGGCGATGTTTGCCGTCTTGTGATCCTCTTTCCATTTCGGGCGATGGAAGGGGATGTGCTTCAATGCCACATGAAGGTTCTCGTGCAAGACCACGGCATTGAACTGTGGCTCGGGTAACTTAGCCATGAACTTGCGCCCATAGCGTTTGTTCACACCATCGGTGCATGCCGTGGGGATGTTCTCCTCCACGCTTGATTCACCCAACAACATGACGCCTGAGTAAAGCGCCGTGTGTGGGCTCTTCATCAATTTAATGTGGGCGCGTTTGAGGCGCACCTCTTCCTTGTCTGCTACTAGCATGATTGATCTCCTGTTAAAAATTACTTACGCCATCAACTCGTAGTTGTCTTTGGCCCATGACTTGATCTTGTCGTTGTGTCTAGCCAGCTTGGTCTTGGCTCTCATCATCATGGTGAAGAAGATGGACTGCACCTCGCTGGAATTGATGCGCTCGACATACTCCATGAACTTGCTCAACTCATCGTGCTCATTGATCTTGTCGATCGCTTGGAACATGATCAACAGTAACGCCGCCACATCATCGTTCGGGCATGGTGTAGTAAGCGGGTGCTTTATGATGTCAGCCACATCTGAGACCTTATGTTGCAAGGACAGGAACGCCGCCATGTCTCTTGCCGCCGCCTCACCGATCGTGCCAGCCAGCGCACACATGGTCGCGTTCTCGCCCAACGCATCGGCCTGATCGACAATGTAAGATGCTCTTGCCAATGACCGTGGACTAGCAAACTGCTTGACCATGCTGGAGGGTTTGAAGATGTACGGGTTGTCCTCTTGATCTCCATCAACATAGGATGCCATAACCTTCGCACCATACATCGCTACCCATGCGCGGACAACACGATTGATGCCATTGGCACTCGCCCATGTATTCCACTCGGATGCGCTAGGTTTACGCATCCGCACCAACATCAAGCGGTTCGCCACATGACCCGCCATTGTGTCGCCCACACCATCGGTCGCATTGTTACTCGTAGCAAACAGTATCGAACCATCGGGTAACTTCTCGTCACCGATCATGTGTTCGAGGATCATGCGGGTGAACAAGACCTGTAACATCTTCGGCGCTTTGAGCATCTCGTCAAGCATGATGACCTTCTTCTTGCCATTGCCCAGCTTGAACAAGCTCGACACATAGTACTCAAGCGCCTTGGTCGCATGGTTCGGTATGCTTGCCGCAATGTCCATGATCTCTTTGTTCGGACAGTCAAGGTAGATGAAGTCATACTCATCCTCACCCAACTCAACGCGCAACGCTTCGAGGATGCTCGACTTGCCTACCCCAGGCTCACTCATAATCATTGGGGTAAGGTTCGCACCAACAAGCTTGATGATGTTGATGCACTCTTTGATGGATACCATCGGGATTGTGGATACTTTAGCCATTTGTGATCTCCAGTTAAATTAAGACTCAGACACGGCTGATCGATTGATCAACCTTCTCAAGGGAATAAGTGCGTTCCTGTTCGTTGACAAGAACCTTCATCTCACCCTTACCTACGGCAACCAGACAGTGGGCCAGAAACCTAGTCCTCCGATTCGCCCTCCAATACATGAACAGCATGACTGCCCATGCAAGAAACATAACCCATTCAAACTCTGACATACATCCCCCCTTAGTTAAACAAACTCGTGTTCAGCTTGAACACATCCAACACATCATCGACCTGTGCCTTCACGCTATCGCGCAACGCCATGCTGTCTCGCAATGTCTCCGCATCGATACCCTCCAGCGCCTGTGCCAGCCTCGCCCTCGCGTCCTCCAACTCAGCGTTGTTGGTCAAGTTAAAGTCCTTCAAGGTGCGACACAAGTCCTTGGTCTGCTGTATCGTTGTCTCATAAATCTTGCGCTTACGCTTCTTCTTGCCATCCTCCCCCACCTCGTCCGCATCCTCAGGCTCACCGCATGCATAGGAAATGCGCTCGGCAAAGGTAACCAGACGCCCCGCCGCATCAGTCATGATCTCATCGACCTTAGACTTGGCTTGCTTTTGGAAGTGCTCTTTCAAGTCACCCATGATCTCTTCGCTGATCTTATTGCGGAAGTCATTGGTCGGAACCTCGGTGACATACAGCTTGATGCGGAACTTGCCATCGATCTCTTCCACCTCAGGGTAGTCTGAGGCATTGAAGAAGTCGCCTTGCTTGAACGCCATGTCTGAACGAATGCTCGGGTAGTGCGTCTTGAATGTCTCCACCAACTTCCTAAACTCAGTCTCGTGCTCGCGGTACTCTTTCATGAACACCTCAATGTCCACCACAGGCAGGTACTTCAGATTGGCTTGCCAATCGTATGCGCGGCGCTGTAACCAATTGTTTATGGTCTGTCTGTAATTGACCAACGCCTTGTGGTGTGGGTTCTTGGCTAAGAGGTTCTTTGTGAAGCGGCCCGCGTCTGCGTCTGCTTTGTATGCCTCAGTCACCTCATTGCTGATGCGTTTGTCTTGCTTAGTTGCTGACCACACATTCACATCCACATGGACGATCAGTCCACTAGATGCAAGGCTGATCACATGCTCGGGGGTTTGCAATTCAAAATTCATATCGTTCTCCATTGACTCAGACTATGCTGAGAAGTTGTTTAGCGGAACATGCCGCCTTTGTTGTTGAGACCCTTGAGATCGTCAAGGTTGGTGATGAGCATGTAATTGCTCTTGTGCATAGGGGCAATGGTGTGCCGCCTACGCCTAGCTTCCTCTTCGCCACAGATCAGGCAAAGGTGATAGCCAGCGTTAGCCCTCTTAGCGGAGAAGGTATCTCCGCACCGAGCGCATAGGGGTTTCATGCGCATTGTCATTACTGATCAAAGCGATGAGTTTGAAGGGGTACTGTGTTCAGCACATAGTCGGCGGGGGTAAGACCCTCATGCTCGTCACCTTGCATACACAGGTGCATTTCAAAGAGTGCGGTTTGTCTGTCAACAAAGGCATTGACGATCTCGCCATTGCAGGTGACGATGTGGACAACAGGGGTGAGGGGTTTGGGTTCTGGCTTGCGGTTGAGTAACTCTTCCAACTCTTGTGACTCGCAAAGGGATTCGTAAATGCGTTTCATCTGTCCCATGACTGACTCCTAACTGAATGGTTGAACTGTGTCTCAGACTTAGCTGAGGCATTGATTACTGAACGAACTACTGAATCGGCGCTTGTTACTTCGCTTCTCCAGTGTTCTCATTATAAGACAACTTGACATATAAACCTATGCTTTTGTCCATGTTTTTTTCGTAGGGATTTACCCTCACGGACGCCAGATCAGTACATCAAGCATGAGCACAATGATTGCTACCAGAACCACGATGCGCTGTATGCGCTCGGACATGGTGTAGTCGTTCATCTTCAATCTCCTTGCAAACACTACGCACTATTCGCCGTGCGTCAAGGCGTGAGGCAAACCACTTCGACAACTGGGGATCGTCATCTTGCAGTAAGCCAGGGGGATAACCTGTCATGGGCCCAGGCTTGATCCATTTTCTTTTGCTCATTTGTTTATCTCCTCAGGGTAGGCTGAGACATCGTTTATTACTCTGCACATTTAGATCACATCGTATCCAGTGCAGAAGTTAAACAACTCGACCTCGTTCATAGGCTCAACGATCGTAAGCCCATCGAACTCATTGTCAATGTCACCGAACTCATCAAAGTCGTATGCACGGTCAAGGAACTCCAGGTTCTGGTGTAGCACAGGGTCAATGTGGTCTGTCCGCAATTCAACATCCACATCCCAGTTGGTATAGGTCTGGGGTTTACCCTTGGGTATCACAACGCGCAACGCCTTACGCACACGGCGGGGCAGGTACTGATGTGTGGCAGGGTGCAAGGGATAGGGCAGGTTCAGTTTGTGTTGAACAAAGGTAGCTTTCATGCTGATCTCCAGTTTAAAGTCTCAGGGTTGTCTGAGCCACTATCTAGCGGCACAGACTGCGGATCGCTGTTAGCAGGTTTTCTCTCCCAGCGAACTCCCATTTTATAGTAACTTTACATATAATACAATGGAGGCAGGTGTGTTTTTTATAGAGGGCTGTAACTTGACATGTTCTAAATGTTCTAGGCGGTGCTTAATTTTTAATCAGGTAAATAGAACATTAGAACAAAGTAATAAAGTATTCAAAAGAGGGGTTAACTTTACGAATAAAAGGGTTTTATTACTACTATATATATATATAAAATATATATAACTTTACATGTTCTATTTGTTCTGGTGTTTTTAGAGGGGCGGGGGTTTTTTTATGTTTTTTTTGCGGGTTGTGTAAAGTTGAGTCTTTGCACTTGCTGACATGCTCTCTTGCTCTCTTTTATTTAAAAATCCCTTTGTCCTCCCAAAACACTAGAACAAATAGAACAAATGGGGGTCAAATGCTGTAAGTGCTTGATTTATAAGACAAAGATATGTCCAACTCTGTTCTGTAAAGTTTAAAAAAAGTAGAACATGTTCTATTTTCGGAATAAACTGGACAAAAGAGTTAGAACACTAACTTGACATGTTCTATTTTCGAGACAAACTGGACATATAACTTAGAACACTAACTTGACATGTTCTAACTCTTTTGTACAGTTTGTCCTGAAAATAGAACAAAACTAAACTTGACATGTTCTATTTTCGAGACAAACTGGACATATGACCTAGAACACTAACTGGACATAACTCGGGGGGAAGGCTCGGTAGCTAAACCCTTATCTATTGCCTCAGGTATGGCTGACCCGCTATTTAAGACTCGCGCCGTGCACACTCGCGAGGACAAATCACTGGCATCAAAAAAATCACAGACGAAAAAAAGACCCGATCAACCTTTCGATTGATCGGGTCTCGGGGTTAAATTACTTTAACCAAACCGCATTGAATGCGGCGATTGCCTTATCTAATTTATCACTATCCGCGCCATCATCCCCCCTACCCTTAGCAGTTTTGCATCGGGTCTTGAGCGCGACAAAGGTCGTTTTCAAGTGATCGGTAAACCATGCCGTTGGTGCTCTCTCTTTTTTAATCCCTTTAACCGCATTGTGATGTTCCCTCACTTTGGCGATCAATGCGACTTTTGTCGCTGAGATATAAGCACCGCATGGAATCTGCACACTTCGCAAAATCGCGTGTTGACCTGGTTCGTCTTTTTTCATGCTGTTTGTTTTCTGAGTGCTGACACTCATTGCCCATTCAGCGGTGGCGAGAATCGCGCCCTTTGTCCCATCTTTGACGGGTGTCCAATCCTTTGCAGAATAAGACTTGGCGGGGTTCAATTCTTGCCATTTCAACATTGCCCCCTCTTTAACTGATTGCAAAACCTCATCACTCTGTTTCTCGTGGAAGTCGGGATACTCAGAGTAAATCTCTTTTGCAACATCTAATTCGTCACTTTTGAGGGTAGCGAATTTATAGGTCAGGTTTTTAATGTTAATGCTTTGCATTGTGAATCTCCATTGAAGTTGAATTAATGAACACCGAACTACACCGAACCGATGCACCGCGCTGTTCATGTATTAAATGTAATCTATCCATAGGGAAAAGTCAACCCCTCAGGGGGGGCTGAGTCGTTATATAGTCGCCGCGCTCGCGCTCGGTACACTCTCGCGGGAACAAATAACTGGCATCAAAAAGCAGGGACAAAAAAAGACCCTGAGCACAAGGCCCAGGGTCTTATCAAGATCAGTCGCAGACGATCTCGTACTCTAGCACTTCTTCTATTTTCGAACCGATCACCACCTTGCGGCAGGTCGGACTGTTGTCCTTCACATAGGCATCAACATAAACCTGAAAATCTGAAAAATTACAGGTAAATGAGCGGTTCATGACGCTGGCATAGTCTGTAGAAGACATTTCACCGTCCATCGCAACCAACTTGTCCAGAAAATCGGTCAACCTTGCATCTTTAAAAGATTCAAGGCGGCTCATGCGGACATAAGCAACGGGCTTTTCGCAGGAAAGGCTAATGCTGAAACTACCTGGCAGATCGGTGAACAAACGACCATACTTGACTCTCAATTCCAATTTCTTGGATTTGACCTCGCTGATGGTCTTGCGCATTTCATTGATTGACGTTTGACGGTCATTCAGTGCGCTGTTGATTGCACAGATAAAAGGGTTTAGTTTGCGTGATTTCATGTGATCTCCAAAAAAGAAAAGAATGAATGAACACCAGACTGCACCAGACGATGCACTTTGCTGTCCATGGGTCAACTGTAGGTGAAATGGGCGCTTATGTCCAGTTTACAGGGGTCTGATGCACGATCTCGGCACTCGCGCCCTACGCTCTCGCGGGAACAAATGACTGGCATCAAAAGGTATAGGCGTAAAAAAAGGGAGCCGAAGCTCCCTTAAATTACATTTAGTTGTCCTTTTGTAAGGCTTGCGTTGCTTCAAATTCTTCAACCATGCTTTGTTGAAGGCTGTACATCCACTCGTTTCCGTATAGCTCTTGAAGCGCCATCCCAATAGACCAACGCACATCGTCTCGGTCTTGCATATGTTTCATAGCTTCTACAAAAACTTTACGAAGGTCGATATATACCTGCATACTAATCTCCAGTTTGTTGAACAAGACCGCCTCTCGGCGGTTTCGACCATTAAGGTCTCATCAGTTGTTCTTCCGTGGGGCGCAAGCCTCACGCATCACACTCAACTCATCTGCCTCTGCCTCAGGGTCTGGCGCACTGCGCTTACCCTTGCTCACGACTCTAACCTTGCGTGGTGAAGTCCACAGTTCAATGTCCTTGCTGATGGTGTTCATCAGGACATGGATTGCCGTGGTAACTGCGGCAGGGTTGTCGCTTGCTTTAGCAATAGACATTGCGTAGTCGTATGCCTCTTTTACAGTGTCACGCTCTGCGAAGAGCGGTGTGTACATCTGTATTGCAAGGTGTTGTAACTCTTGGTTCATGTTGATCTCCAACTAAGCACTGCGATGTTGCAGTGGTTTAAATATAACAAACGGGGGGCGATATGTCCAGTTTGCAGGGGGCGCGACCCCACCGCCCGGCCACCCCCCAATACAGCAGAAGGGACTCCTCCGCCCCCACACCCCATAATCCACACAAACCACCACACTTTTTTCCATGCTAAACTCCAACCTGCAGTTGTTCCTTCTCCTCCTTTAGACCCCCCCGGTGGGGGTCTTTTTTTATTCGCAGTTTAATTCTGCACTTTTTCTGCGGAGACCCCCCCTTTACATTTCTGGTTCCATGCCTATAATGGGCATATATTTATATGGAGTGCCCGCTTTCCTCCTATGACACCGCTAGTATCATTACCGCAATCTGACGTCCCGTTGCCTCTCAACGCTACGGATGCCATGCCTGAAATGACCGACTTTGAAGAAATTCAAATGCGAGGTCGAACCGTCAAGCTCATTGCCGATCTAACTGATACACCTATTGAACCCACCGAAGAACATCGGGACCAAGCGGTTCAACTGGCTAACGAAGTGATCACTAACCCCGAGACACAGCTTAATTTAAATCAGTACCCCAACGAAACAATGGCGTACTTGGCTGGCATGGTGTCCATGTATCAGGCTGACCTTGTAAAAGAACTTGCAGATTACAAGCGTTTCGTAGTCAATAAACTTGTGAAGGAGTGCGATCACCCCGATGCCAAAATTCGGCTGGGAGCCATCAAGGCTTTAGGCGAAGTAGATGGTGTAGATGCCTTTAAGAAACGTACCGAAGTCACTCACAAACAACAATCTATGGAAGAGGTGGAGAAAGAGTTGCTCGAAACTCTAGAACGCTTGGAAAAACGCACAATTAACGTACAATCTAGGGTAATCCCTAATGACTCAGACGCAATTGACGCCTGAAAAGATCGCAAAGCTGCGACAAATTCTTCCAAACCTGCCTTTGGAGGAGAAACTCAGGACGTTGGAGGCGTTAAAAGCGTGGGATTCCCAGTCAGTTCAGGTTGTTGGCAAGGATTCCTTGCTGGAGTTTGCAGATCATGTCTATCCCGGTTACAAAGTTGGCCCACATCATCGCCGTTTGGCAAAAATATTTGAAGACATTGCCGCTGGTAAGAAGAAGCGGGTAATTGTTAACATTGCCCCCCGTCACGGCAAGTCAGAATTGATCAGTTATCTGGCTCCAGCATGGTTTTTGGGCAAATATCCTCATAAAAAGGTCATTATGGCCTCCCACACCGCAGATTTGGCGGTGAATTTCGGTCGTAGGGTGCGAAATTTGGTGGGTATGCAGCCCTACAAAGACATATTTCCGCAGGTAGAACTGCAAGTGGACAGTAAGTCTGCATCAAGGTGGGGGACGAACTTCAATGGCGAATACTTTGCAATTGGTGTGGGTGGTGCTCTTGCTGGGCGCGGTGCTGACCTATTTATTATTGATGATCCTCATTCTGAACAAGACGCTAAGACTGGCAGACCCGATGTCTTTCTTCCTGCTTGGGAATGGTTTCAGTCTGGCCCTTTGCAGCGGCTTATGCCGGGCGGCGCTATTGTTATAGTGATGACAAGGTGGTCAAAACTTGACTTAACAGGGCAGATTGTGTCCCAGATGAGCAAGGAAGTGGACGTTGATCAGTGGGAGATCGTAGAGTTCCCAGCCATCTTGAACGACAAGCCACTGTGGGGTGACTTCTGGTCTTTGGACGAACTGCTGTCTAAGAAGGCAGGTATGGACCCCCGGTACTGGCAGGCCCAGTACATGCAGAACCCTGTCTCTGAAGAAGGTGCGCTATTAAAGAGGGAGTGGTGGCAGATATGGGAGGAAGATGACCCGCCCCACTGCGAGTTCACCATCATGAGTCTGGATGCTGCACAAGAAGCCAACAACCGGGCTGACTACAACGCTTTGACTGTGTGGGGAGTGTTCCTCAACGAGAAGACTAACAACTACAACATCATCTTGCTCAATGCGATTAAGCGGCGTCTGGAGTTTCCAGAGTTAAAGAAGCTGGTGCTGGAGGAGTACAAAGAGTGGGAGCCAGATGCGTTCGTTGTGGAGAAGAAGTCCAACGGCGCGGCTATCTACCAAGAGTTGAGGCGTATGGGTGTGCCGGTTGCGGAGTTTACACCGGGCAAAGGACAGGACAAAATATCAAGAGTGAATGCTGTATCAGACCTTCTGGCTTCTGGCATAGTATGGGCTCCAGACCGCAGGTGGGCACGAGAGGTCATTGAGGAATGCAATGACTTTCCTTCAGGTACTAATGACGACTTGGTGGACTCGACAACACAGGCATTAATGCGGTTTAGGCAGGGAGGGTTTATTCGCTTGCCGAGTGATGAGCCCGAAGACATTAAATTCTTTCGCCGCAGAACCGCAGCGTTTTACTAAGGACACAAAATGGCAACGAACATGATGGACAAGGGTATGTATGCAGCCCCTATAGGTTTAGGAATGGAGAGCATGGAGCCCGATCTGGAGATAGAGATTGAGAATCCCGATGCGGTTACTTTGAGTGACGGCAGTATGGAGATCACACTTGAGCCAGGGGATGATAAAGAAGACGGAGAGTTTGGTGCAAACCTCGCTGAAGAGATGGATGAGGGTGAGTTGGCCAACTTAGCTAGTGACTTGCTTGAGTTAGTCGATGCGGACATCTCTAGTCGTAAGGACTGGACTGAGACGTATGTGAAGGGTCTTGAAGTATTGGGGACTAAGTATGAAGAGAGAACAGAACCTTGGAACGGGGCTTGCGGAGTATATTCAACAGTTCTTACAGAAGCCGCGATTAGGTTTCAGAGCGAAACGATTACTGAGACATTTCCGGCTCAAGGCCCGGTTAAAACAGAAATCATCGGTGCTATAGATAAACTGAAAGAGCAGGCAGCGCAGCGGGTTCAGGATGACATGAACTTTAAGCTGACTGAGGAGATGCCTGAGTACCGGCCAGAGCATGAGCGCATGCTGTTTAACTTGGGGCTTGCAGGTTCGGCGTTCAAGAAGGTGTACTTTGATCCGGGCTTGGGACGGCAGACTTCAATCTTCGTGCCAGCAGAGGATGTGATCATCCCCTACGGGTCGAGTGGTGCGCGGATGGCTGAGCGTGTGACGCACGTCATGCGTAAGACTAAGAACGACATCAAGAAGCTACAAGTGGCTGGGTTCTACCGAGACATTGATCTGGGTGAGCCGGTGATGAGCCACACGGACGTTGAGAAGAAAAAAGCTGAAGAGCAAGGCTACTCAGTTACTGACGACGATCGGTATCAGGTGTATGAGATTCAGGTGGACTGGAACCTCAAAGGGTATGAGGACGAAGATGAAGTAGCGGTTCCCTACATCGTGACGATCGACAAGGGTACACAAGAGGTTTTGGCAATCTATCGCAACTGGGAGCAAGATGATGAGAACTACCAAAAGCGTCAGCATCTGGTGCAGTATGACTATATCCCTGGGTTCGGAGCGTATGGCATGGGTCTTATCCACATTATCGGTGGTTACGCCCGTGCTGGCACAAGTCTTATCCGGCAGTTGGTAGATGCAGGCACTTTAAGCAATTTGCCGGGCGGCTTGAAATCTAGGGGTTTAAGGGTTAAGGGAGACGACACTCCGATTGCCCCAGGAGAGTTCAGAGATGTGGATGTCCCCTCTGGGAGCATCAAAGACAACATCATGACCCTGCCTTATAAGGAGCCGAGCCAAGTATTGATGGGCCTGCTCAATCAGATCACTGATGAGGGTCGTCGTCTGGGTTCTATTGCTGACATGAAGGTCAGTGACATGAGTGCTCAAGCTCCTGTTGGCACGACGCTGGCGTTGCTGGAGCGGCAGTTGAAGATCATGGGTGCGGTACAGGCGCGTGTACACAACTCGATGAAGCAGGAGTTCAAGATACTCAAGGCCATCATTAGGGATAACACTCCGAGCCAGTATGACTATGAGCCTGAGTCAGGAGATGCGTCTGCTAAGCAAGAAGACTATGACATGGTGGAGGTCATTCCAGTCAGTGACCCCAACAGCAGCACGATGGCTCAGCGGATCATGCAGTATCAAGCTGTGATTCAGTTGGCTCAGCAAGCTCCTCAGATATACAACCTGCCTAACTTGCACAGACAGATGATTGAGGTACTGGGGGTTAAGAATGCGGAGAAGTTGGTTCCGATTGAGGACGATCAGACGCCTCGTGACCCGATCAGTGAGAACATGGCGTTCCTGAACGGAGAGCCAACCAAGGCGTTTATTTATCAGGACCACGACGCGCACATCGCAGCGCACTCGACGTTTATGCAGGACCCGATGATTGCTCAACAGATGGGGCAGAACCCGATGGCGCAGCAGATGATGGGGGCGATTCAGGCTCACATTGCTGAGCATTTGGCGTACCTGTACCGCAAGAAGATTGAGGAACAGTTGGGTGTGGCCCTGCCCAATCCTAATGCACAGTTGCCTGAAGATGTAGAAGTCCAGTTGTCACAGCTTGTGGCGCAGGCGTCTGCTCAGTTACTCCAGCAGAACATGGCTATGGCACAGCAGCAGAAGAACCAGCAGTTGGCACAAGACCCGATTCTTCAGATGCAGCAGGCTGAGTTGCAGATCAAGCAGCAGGAAGCTCAGACCAGGGCGCAGAAGATGCAGGCTGATATTCAGTTGAACCAGCAGAAACTTCAGCTAGAGCAGGCCCGTGTTGCAGCAGACTTGCAGAAGGAAAACACTCGTGTCACCGCGCAAGAACGGCAAGCTGACAAGAAAATAAAGCTTGATGCTGTTAAACACATCACTACTTCGAGAGGGAATAAATGACAGAGATAGAGTTCATCAAAAAACAAAACGATGAGTACCGCCAACAGGCGGTAGACAGGCTTTGTACGGGCGCAGCCAAAGACTACGCTGAGTACCGAGAGTTGGTGGGGGTGATTCGAGGTCTTGACCACGCCAACTTAACACTTCAAGACTTCGCTAAACGAATGGAGCAATTAGACAATGAGTGAAATCCTCGTAAGCCAAGACGGTGCAACATCAACTGTCCTTCCCGAAACGGCTGAAGAGAAAGCACGGCAGGTCCCCGATCCCGCCACCTTCCATCTTCTGTGTGTTTTACCTGAAATCGATGAGTCCTACGACAGCGGCATAGTGAAAGCTAGTCAGACGCTGCACTACGAGGAGGTCCTCTCCCCCGTGCTGTATGTTGTCAAGATGGGACCTGATGCGTACAAAGATGAAAAGCGTTTCCCCAGTGGTGCGTCATGCAAGACAGGGGACTTTGTGTTGGTTCGACCCAACACCGGTACACGGATCAAGATTCATGGCAAAGAGTTCCGAATCATCAACGATGACTCGGTCGAAGCTGTGGTTCAAGACCCCCGTGGTATTTCCCGTGCATAAGGAGTAACTCATGGCTGAATTTGAAAAGACTACGTTCGTATTTCCGGACGAAAAGGAAGAGGCTGAAACAAAGGCAGCAAAGGACTTGGAAGAGTCTGGAGTTGTTGTAGAGGACGCTGAGATAGAAATCGTTGACGACACACCTGCGCAGGACAGAGGCCGCAAGCCCCTGGACACTCCTCCTGATGAGGTGACGGACGATGAACTGTCTAAATATAGCGACAAGCGACTTAAGGAGCGTTTAGCTCACTTGGGGCGTGGCTATCACGATGAACGCCGGGCAAAAGAGGCGGCTTTCCGTGAAAAAGAAGAGGCTTTGCGGTTGGCGCAGACGGTCGTAGACGAGAATAAAAAACTCAAAGGATCGTTGAATACTAACCAAGAAGCACTACTTGAGCAGGCAAAACGGGTTGTTGCCAACGAAGTTGAGACTGCCAAGCGTGCCTACAAGGAAGCGTATGAGTCTGGGGACTCCGACAGGCTTGTGGAAGCCCAGGAAAACCTGACCACCGCTAAGATTCGTGCGGACAGGGTAAGTAATTTTAAACCTACCCCTTTACAAACGGATGATATTGAGGTACAAACCCAACAAATCACGCGGGAAGCACCGTCTGATCCTAAAGTGGACGCTTGGCAAGCCAGGAATCCATGGTTTGGAAAAGACCGGCTAATGACCAGCTATGCTCTCGCGTTGCATGAAAAGCTGGTTTTGGAAGATGGTGTTGACCCTACTTCGGATGAGTACTACAAGAGACTCAACGGAGAGATTCGCCAAAGGTTCTCGGATAAATTTGCGTCCGATGATCCCGCTGAAGCTAACTCTTCTCAGCGCCCGAAAGCAAATGTTGTTGCACCCGCAACGCGCAGCACTGCATCCAAAAAAATCGTGCTCAGCCCGTCGCAGGTGAATATCGCCAAGCGGCTTGGAATTCCTTTGGAACTCTATGCTCGTAAGGTTGCGGAAGAAATGAGGAAAACATGACTGAACAGACTAGAACCAATCGTATTGCAGAATCTCGTGCTCGTGAAGTGCGCCCAGTGACTAAATGGGCTCCCGCTGAACTTCTACCCGAAGTTGACGAAGAGCCGGGCTATGCGTTTCGCTGGATTCGTACCAGCATGATGGGTGCTGCTGACGCCAAAAATGTTTCTTCAAAATTCCGCGAGGGCTGGGAGCCTGTGAAGGCTTCGGATCACCCTGAGGCGCAGCTTTTTGCCGAACCCAATAGTCGGTACAAAGATGCGATCGAAGTAGGTGGACTCATCCTCTGTAAAACCCCGGTGGAGTTTGTCGGTCAGCGTAGTGAGTATTTCCAAAAAATTACTGACTCGCAAATTGATTCGGTAGACAACACCTACATGCGCGAGAGCGATGCCCGTATGCCGCTGTTCAATGAGCGCCGCTCAACAGTGACTAAGGGACGAGCTTTCGGTTCTGGTTCTTAATCTTTAGGAGTCTTTCAATGGCTTACCCCACTGTCTCCGCACCATATGGCCTAAAGCCTGTCAATTCAATTGATGGCAAGCCTTACGCCGGTGCTTTTCGACAGATTCCCGTTGCTGCTTCTTTTGCTACCGCCATCTTCTTTGGAGATACGGTTCAAATCGACAGCACCGGCTATCTGGTTCTCTCAACTACCACCAACTCCGGTGCGATTGTTGGCGTTTGTGTCGGCGGTCAATATGTGAACTCCAGCGGTCAAACCGTTGAAGGTCAGTATTTGCCTGCCTCTATCAGCACCTCGACCAACCCCGCTTATGCGTATGTGGTTGATGACCAGCAAGCACTTTTCAAAGTGGCTGTTGTGTCTTCTGGCACTACCATGAGTTCCGCAGGTCGTACCGTTGTCGGCACTAACTTGGCTTTGGTTCTCAACGCTGGCAGCACTACCACTGGTAATTCTGCTTTTGCTGTGACCCTGACCGGTGCTGGTACGACCGCTACCATCCCAATCCGTGTGATCGACGTTGTGCCTGAGACCGCCACTGCTGCCGACACTTACACTGAACTCTTGGTGAAGATCAACACTCACCAATACAACAACACCACTGGTGTTTAAGGAGTAAGAAATGGCAATTTCACGCGCACAACTACTTAAAGAACTGCTCCCCGGCCTGAACGCTTTGTTTGGCTTGCAGTATGCGACCTACCCTGAAGAGCACAAAGAAATCTACGAAACCGAGACTTCTGAGCGTTCCTTCGAGGAAGAGACCAAACTTTCTGGCTTCTCTGCCGCACCGGTCAAGAACGAAGGTTCTGCGATCCAGTACGACAACGCTCAGGAAGCATGGACTGCTCGCTACAACCACGAAACCATCGCTATGGGCTTCTCCATCACGGAAGAAGCAGTGGAAGACAACTTGTATGACTCGTTGTCCAGCCGCTACACCAAATCGCTGGCTCGCGGTATGGCTTACACCAAACAGGTCAAAGCTGCCTACGTGCTGAACCAAGCGTTCAACACCACGGTGACTTACGGTGACGGCGTGAGCTTGTGCTCTACCGCCCACCCGTTGATCTCTGGTGGAACCAACAGCAACCGCCCGGCTACCGCCGCTGACTTGAATGAGACTTCGTTGGAAAACGCAGTTATTCAGATCGCTGCATGGACGGACGAGCGTGGCCTGTTGATCGCAGCCAAGCCCAAGAAGTTGATTGTTCCTCCTGCTCTGATGTTCGTTGCAACTCGTCTCCTGGAGACCGAATTGCGTGTTGGCACGACCGACAACGACATCAACGCGTTGAAGAACAACGGCTCTATCCCCCAGGGCTACTGTGTCAACCACTACCTGACCGACACCAATGCGTGGTTCCTGTCTACCGACGTGCCTAACGGGCTGAAGCACTTTGTGCGTATGCCTTTGGACACCAAGATGGATGGTGACTTCGACACTGGTAACGTCCGTTACAAGGCCCGTGAGCGTTATAGCTTCGGCGTGTCAGACCCCCTGGGTATCTTCGGGTCCCCTGGCGCTTGATAGGTTCAGTACGGTAGAGGTGACTGGCCTGCCACTAGGGCTCCTTCGGGAGCCCTTTTTATTTGTTGCGCCCCACCAAAAACCATGATATATTGACTGTAATCCGGGAAAACCGGTGTATCAAACAGTCCCGGCTGACTGTCATGCAAGATTGATGCACCTTAACGCATGGAGAAATTCTCATGGGATTCGCAACTCACCTTGGCCCTTGGTTGTTGGGCACTGTCCGTAACACCACCGGCACGACTGTCGGCACAATTGAAAACTGCGGTGCAACCGTTGTTTCTCAAACCTTCAAAAAGAACTACACCGGTCAAGCTGCTTCAGCTACTACCGACACCATTTGTGTGCTGCCTGCTGGCGCTCAAATCCTTGAAATCAACATTGACACCCTTGTTGCGTTTACAGGTTCAACCGCCGCCAACGTCAGCATTGGTGACGGCACTACCGCCGCTTTGTACTGGGCCGCTACAGATGTGACTTCTGCTGGCCGTGCAGCTATCAGCAACGCCGCCGCTAAACTGGGCGCATGGTGCGGTGCGGCATCTACTGCCTCACCTAACGGGATTGGTATTGGCGCAACGGACGTTAAAGTGATTGCCACAATGACTCCCACTGTGGCCGCTGTTACTGCTGGTACGGTGCAGTACACCATCGTTTACACGGTTGCCGACTCTAACGGTTCGCAGTTCCCAGCGTCTGCTTAATTGATCTAGGGGGCTTCGGCCCCCGCTTCACAGGAGATTAATTATGGGAATGCAAACAGACGTTAAAGCAGGACACCTTAACAACTCGGGTTTTGTTGTTCTGGGGCGAAACCGCCTAAAAGCTGTTTCTATGGTTGGCACAGCCACGGCTGGAACGCTGGACATCTTTGACACCACCACAGCACCTGTATCGGCTACATACGCAAGGACTGCGGCTGTTATCACCGTTACAAAGGTAGCCCACGGTTTGGTTACTGGAGATGTGGTTGGGCTTGCGTTTGCAACAGCAAGCGGGTCATCTGGTACGAACGGCAACTACTCCATCACACGCACGGGCGCGGACACGTTTACAGTCACAGACATTAACTCTGGGACTATTGCGGGGGGCACGGCGGCCACATACGCATCACTGTGGATTGCCAGCTACGACACTGGCGCATCTGACTTGTTTGGCAATTTTGCGTTGATCCCAGGAGAAGGGATACTGGTTCAAAACGGTATCTACTTGAACATGAGCAACTTACTTTCTGCTAACGTGTACTATGGCTGATAAAAGCTTCAACTTGGTGGGGCGCAAGCTTATGATTGCGATCCCCTGCTATGACGGCAAGGTCAACATCAAGACCTGCTTTGCCATAGCGCAACTCGTCCCCAAGTTGGACAAGATGGGTGTTGTCATTCATTTGGTACATCTGTCTGGATGCTCAATCATCACTAAGGCACGGAACAAGCTGGTAACCAACTTCATGGATTCAGACTGTACTGATCTGCTGTTTGTGGATGCCGATGTGGTCATTAATGTGGATGCTGTGACCCGTTTGTTGGCCCTGTCTACAGACAGAGATGTTGTGGCCGGTACGTATCCACGTAGAGCAGCAGATGCCAAATTCTTCTTAGACTTTTACCTGGATGAACACAACCAGCTAGAGTTTGATGAGAACGGCTTGATGCGTGTGGAGAGCGTAGCGACAGGCTTTATGCTGATCCGCCGCCATGTGATTGAATCAATGATCGCAGCGCATCCTGAGTGGAAGTACAAAGGCGATGGGGACGGCGCAGATGAGTACGCTGTGTTTGACTTTGCCATCATTGATGGTGAGTACATCGGGGAAGACTACCTGTTCTGCCGCAGGGCCAGAGAGCACGGGTACAAGATTTACCTCGACCCCATGATTAGCTTGCCGCACATCGGCACACAAGAGTTTACCCGTAACTTTGAGCAAGACGCTTTGCAGCCACTCCTTAAGGAGCATGCAAAGCTGCACTTGAAAGTAGCAAATGGCTAAATCACCAGCATGGCAACGCAAAGAAGGCAAATCGGAGAAGGGCGGCTTGAACGCCAAAGGCCGAGCTTCCTACAACAAAGCCAATCCCGGCAAGCCGGGCTTGAAAGCTCCGCAACCCGAGGGCGGCAGCAGGCGCGACTCTTTCTGTGCAAGGATGACTGGGATGAAGAAAAAGCTCACATCCGAGAAGACAGCCAAAGACCCAAACAGCCGGATTAACAAGAGCCTTCGGGCTTGGAAGTGTTGAGATGGAACTGATGATATGGAATCTCTTGCTGACTACATTGCTCGGGTTGCTAGGTTGGAATCTGAGGGAGAAGTCAGCAGAGTTGGCAAGGATCACAATCCTTCTGAACAAGACTCGGGAAGAGCTTCCCAAAGAGTATGTGACGAAGGTAGATTTGCACACGGATATCAACAGAATAATGGACAGGTTGGACAGGTTAGAGAACAAAATTGACCTGTATATGAAAGAGCAACGCAGTGCTATTAGCTAAGGAGTTTAAAAATGGCCAAGATGAAACGTTTTAGTGGTGATGACGACGAAAGTCTGGTTGAAGGCGACGCCTCCGTTGCAGAACGGATGAGCAAAAAGGTTAAACCAGAAATTACTACGTTCACTGAAAAGACCGGCGTAAAAGGCGACAGTGGGAATCGTACCGTCAGTAAAAAAGAACTGGCAGATTCTGGATTGACTTTGAATCAGTTTTTGAACCGCGAGCGTGGATTGACAGCGCGTAACAAACCTGAGGCTAAATCTGCTTCTAAAGCTGAAGAGCCCGCTGGTCAGATTCCCGGTCAAAGTGCAAAGGCTCCGGAGTCTTCTGGTGGTGAACGTAGCACTGAACGTAGCCGTAACATTGAAGCTGCTCTTGGAGCCACAGGTCTTGGCCTTGGCGCAGCAGCTGCCTTTAAATCACTCAAAGCACTAAAAGCTGCCCGAGATGCTAAGAAGCCGATGGAGGCAGTGGCTAAACAAGCTTCGGAAGTCGCCGCTAAAGGTCGTGAAGAAGTTACCAACCCCCTGATGTGGATGGCTGGACCCAAGAAAGCCAGTAAATTTAAAGAGCCCAAAAAAGGTATGTCTGAAGCTGATACTTCGGGTGGGGCAGTTGGATACAAGCGTGGCGGGGGAGTCTCCTCCGCATCATCCCGTGCAGATGGTATTGCCCAGCGTGGTAGAACCAAAGGTCGGATGTACTAATGCCTAGCTCATCAGCTAAGCAGCACAGGTTCATGGAAGCGGTGGCCCACAACCCATCGTTTGCCAAGAAGGTAGGAGTCCCACAGTCCGTGGGAAAAGAGTTCAGCAACGCCGATAAAGGCAAAACTTTTAACAGAGGTGGTGATA